ATGTTTCTCCATCACCACTTTTTTTAGTAGTAAAGTAAACGGCCAAACCGACAATGATTACAACTAATAAAGCAAATAGTCCGAGTATAGCAACTGATTTTGCCATCTCGGTGTTTCTTTTATTAGTAGTATATTTTTTTTGAATATCTATTATTTTACCATATACCCACTAAAATTGTGTGTAGCTGAATTCATATCTGGTCCCTGAAACCACACTTTCAGTTCATCACCACCACCCTTTTCACTAAAGTATATTTTAATAGGGTATTTTTTACCCGCTGTTAAATTGATTGAACCATTTTTCTTTACCATACCATGTAAACCACCATTATTAACAACCATTGTGAGTGACCCTCCTCTATTTACGTATAAATAACTCATATCATCAGATTCTGTCCAGAATTTATGGCTACCCGTCTTTTTAGGTACGAAATAACCTTCCCATTTAACGGCATAGTTATCTTCATTACCATCGTTTCGTAAATGTCCGCTCGTCGCCTTATGTTTACTACTAAAATCGGTAACATTGTCACCTTGCTTCGTAGGAGTTTTACCACTAAATGAACTTATATCCGAAAAGTACGAACCTTTGTAATAGTACCATTTAAATCCACCCGTCAAATCCATCTCTTCAGCTCCACTAACTTTACCAACCCTCAAACTACGTTTACCATAGAGGTACTGGTACACCTCATCAAGTTTAGCCGCGGTACAATCGACACTACCTGGATATTTATCCCACGATCCCCATGTATTCTTATCTTTACGTCCTGTGTTGCTTGGGTCAGAACATATACGCCCACACCCCGGGACGTCTTGGTGAACTGCATTTGCATGATTACACCATCCATCAGCACCACTTGCGATTTGATAAGGGATTGTAAAGGGTGTTGATTTACCGTTCTTTATATCGTACGTATATACGACGGGTCTAGGATCCGCGTTATTACCCCTATTAGACGTTTCTGTAATTTTCGTAACCCCGTTCTCTTTTATTATCCAACCGGGTGCATATCGAGGTCGTGTATATACTATATCTATTTTATCAACCTTTTTATCAGATACAATAGTAAATATCTTATCGCCTTCATTGTGACCATTCGCGTTCCATGACGCGTAATTTTCTGTACCACTTCCAACACTAAACATATTATCGGGTTTATTGTTTCTATTAGGATTTTTGTGTATAGTCGTTTGTGCCTTTGTTGCTAAAACACCATCGAGTTTTATATACTCAATGTGTATTCCTAAAGAAGCATTCTTTTTGTTCATGATAAGTTCGTATGTAAAAGTTTCAGGTTCGGGTACATCAATTTCTTCAAGATTACTCGTATCTAATGACATTCCAAAATCGTCTTCTGTAAACGTCACAGTTTTCGTATACAATTTAGTATCAGGTTTAATATCGTTATAGTATAATTCGAGTGTATTATCGCCTATAATCTTTTCATCAAACTCTTTTTTATCTACTATGTTCATGGTCACATCCGTAAAGTCTTTAAGGTTACCCGCATCACTATTTTCGTAGGTGTGAATTACACTTCCTGAAGAATCTTTTAGGGTAACTATCCATTTCGTAACAACCCCTTCGATACTCGCTTTATTCGCCCACGAAAGTTTAAGACCCTCGAGTGTATACTCTTCACTCTTGCTGGGTCTTATACTATAAATCAAAAATATGATAAATAGAATGATAGCTAATACGAGTATCATTTTATATATCACGAGATAATATTTTTAAATTAGTTTAGTTTATTCTTCTTTCATTTCAATTTGTGGTTTCGAATTCGAACCTTTAGATCTATTCACGAGTGTGTAAATGAAGATGCCCACAAAGAGGGCGAGTACTGTTAACATTCCAATTCCTTGGTAATCCATTTTTTTATATAGTATACTATTATATAAAAAATGCGTCAGTTTACCACCGTCCTGATGGAAGCACTCTTCATTGGTCTCATGTTACAGGTTTTGTTCACGGGTCTTACAAAATATATCTATAAAGGTACAGGCGCTCTAATTATTTCAGGGGCGTTAATACATTTATTGTTTGAGTATTCGCCTTTCGGCAACATTAACGAAAAGTGGTGTAAAATGATATTTGATTAAAAGTTTATAAGTTCGTCTATTATAGCCGTTTTATCGTATTCGAGTTCTTTTAACGTCTCGGATAATTCTTCGTGTTGTCTATCGATATCATCGTTATAGTCTTCCAGGTAATCCTTGAAGAACATACGTACATCACCAACGTCGTGTCCTGAATCTAAAAGTGAACCAACCGTATATCGAGGTAATCGAATGCCAAGTTCCCGCGCGCGTCGTTTCACAGCTCCTTGGCGAACAAAGTTCGTCACGTTTCGTCTATGTTTTAGTTTTTCCACTTTTTTTAACGTTTCGTGGATTAATCTGTTTACTTCCATAAGTTCATCTTCGAGTTCGTAATCGCGTAACTGTTCCGGTACAGGTGGTGGTGTTTGTATTTCTGGTAAGTCGGGGTGTACATAATCCCCACGTCTTGATTGTGGTGGTGGCACCGTATCGTATATCGTAAGATCGTCAAGATTATCCCCGAATGGTGGTAGACGAGGCATCGGGGAAAAGGGTATGGGTATATCAACACGACGAATTCTAAATTCTTCTTCACCATCACTTTCAGAATCCGTTTCGTATTTGATATACTCGTGAATCTTTTTGATCGAATCACACATTTTAAGATAATCGCCTTCAGAAATTATCTTAGAATTGAGGTCGAGCGTTTGCATTAACGTGGTAAGAGCGTCCATTTTTAATATATTAATTTTTTATTTTGTTTCATTACAACTTAGGTTTGTTATTTTTCTTAAAAGTAAAAGGGCTTCTACGGCTTCACCAATTTCACGGTGTTTTACACAAAACCCGTTTTTTCCTTGGCGACAGAGACAGTTTTCGTGTACACAGTTTGGACGCATTTTCTTTATCATTTTTTTATAATCTCGTACTTAGGTTCTTATTTCACCTTCTTCGAGTTCGGATTCAGAATCCGACATGTATTCACTTTCATTATCCAAATCGTCAATATTTTCCGGTAAATAATCGTATAACCGATCGTGGTCAATTTGGTACTTAATTTCATAATCGTCAAGGAAATCACGTAAAGAAATTCTATCATTAACACCGTATTGTTCATCTAAATACGATTTCCAAAACGAGAGGTTCTTTTTTGTGATTTTACTCGGGAAAAGTTCGACGGTAAACTCTTCATCACCTTTACACCCACATTCTTTAAGAATCTCCTTTTCACTTTCGAGGTACATATCAAAAAAGTGTTCCAAAATACCAATATCCTTAGGTTCATAATAAAATTCAATAAACTGGGCTTGACCATACGATGTTTCTAATTTTCTATTAGAAATACCAATATACGCAATATAATTATACGTATTTTTAGGAACAAGGTGTGCGGGGTACCCAAAATCAGCGCGTAAACCGTATACTTTACATTTTTCACCGGCTAATTCGGAAAAGAGTTCGTTAACATCGAAAAGTTCAACAATCGTGGTACAGTTTTTAAGGAGTTCGTAAGTAAGGCTCATCGTATTATATTACACATTAGTTGCTAAGTTTTAAGTCCATGTTTTCAGGGAATGAGTTGTAAAGTTCCGTCCAGTCAATGCTTCCGTGAAGGTTATTTTTTTCAACAAACTGTAAAAGAGTTTTTTGACAGTTAAACTCGTTTTTAAAGTAATTCATCCAGAACTCGATCCATTCTTCCGGGACGTATCGCGGAACAACCATAGTATCCAATTCATCTTTTGCCAACATTTGGATTACTGGCTCAATAATACCAATCCGAGTACCATCTTCGTATTTCTCTTCATACATAAAGTCTACTAAGTGAAGTTTATCGTTAAATGCAGATACACCGACATACGCAATATGATTAAGTTCCTTTTTGAACTTTATTAAATCCTGTGGAAAGTTTGTTTTCAATCTCACCCCATACACTTGAGAAGGTGTGCCAGATGAAAATTGATCGGTTCGAAAACTCGAAAGAACACCGTCAAGTTTATCGAGTCTTTCAAGACTAACCGTTTGTTTGGTAAGTTGGTAAATGAGAGACATTTTTTATAGTATACTTATTATAGCTGATCTATATCACTTAGGTCTTCACTGTACATCAATATTTCTTCGGCCACGATTTGATAAAATGCCATTTTATACGCTAAAAATCCGAATAAGGTTGCCCCCATATTAAAATCGAATGGTAATTCCGATGTGTTCCACAAAGATTCGGCTAGTGCGAGACACGTCGGTAACAATAATCGTTTATTCAAAACGGGTATTCTTTCAATATTATCGACGTATGATGACAACGAGTCTACATAAATACACGACGCAATTGTCCCTAAAGTAGCAGATACACCGTCAATGGGTGTATGAAAAATAAAATGGTAGGTCGAAACAGCGACACCGTATTGTAAAGTTGTCTTTTTAATTTTATCTTTTATTTTTTCATATTCCGCTATACCTTCTTTACGTTTAGTGGGGCACGATATTCTAATGGTTTTTGTGTACGGATTTATTATACTCAACATTACAATTTATTTACTCTATATCTATACCTTTAATAATATAGTTTTCATCTTGAAAATACTTTTTCTTAAATGCACGTTCCTTTTTTATAAAATCTTTACAGCTCTTCTCAACTTCATATATACGTCTATGAATATTTAATAAATTACTTTTATTTGCGGGTGTTTTTCTCCATTTATCACCGAAAATAGTAGAATATTGTAATTCACGTCTTTGGTATTTAAGATCATCGAGAAGTAGTTTATAAAGTACGAGTGAATATGAATCATATTCACTACGCTCGTAATCATTTAAACACATTTGTTCGCGTGCAAGTGTATTCATACTTTCACGGAGTAGGTTCGCCCCACTTTTCTCTCCATCGGTTAACCAGAGTTTCGAGTCTCTCTTTTGAGAATCGTGAATTTCGGGGGGATCGTTGAGGGGCTCCCGGACACACAAGATCACGTGATTCGTACGCGTTAAGTTTTTCCCATACGAGTCTTTGCATGTCACCCGGTAGCTCGTTTGTCGCTTGACAAAACGAGAGTTTATAGTCGTACGTGTGTAAGGCAATGTAGTCGTCCATTTCATTTTTTTATACATTTCATTAGAAGTATGTAAACTTAGGTTTCTTAGGAACCTCTAAAATGATTGTTTCATTCGCTTCATTTTTAGATATGATATAGTCATTTTCACACATTTTTATAGATGGGGGTTCGGGGTTTGTTTTAGGTGATAATAAATTACACACACTCGAATAAAACGAAAACATTACTGCTATTATTTATATTTATTTTTTTATATACTAAATACAAGATGGTTTCACTCCAGGACTTACCAAAAAAAGTACAATACATAATTGTGGATTCCGAATTCGTTAATGGTACAAACAACACATTCACTATCGATTTATCACTTAAATCTAATCTACACGTCGAAGAAATATCAGAAGTAATTGGTATAAAACCAGTCGATTTTTATATCACACAAGTAGGTGAAAATGATTTAGGTAATACAAATGTAGCAAAGTATATAGATATAGTATGTGATGATGTCCCAAAACGTGGTCAAATACTAAATGAACGTAACGGGCAGATCCTGGCGCGTGTACCATTAGAACGAAGTTTTACGGGAAGTAATGATTTTATCATGCGTGATAAACAGTGGAGATCGTTTCAGCGTCAGACAAATTTATTCAATCCCATATCGATACAGAAACTTAATTTTAAAATATACGAATCACAAGGTGACGGTGATTATAAAACACTCCAACCGGATGCGAATTGGTACATGGTTCTTGAAATAACAACTATAGACGTCAAGGAAAAACCTGTAAATAGAGAGGTTCAAATTCTTGAAGCTTTACATAAACTTATCGGGAAGATAGATGATCTTAACGTAAACGTTAAAAAACTTCCAGATAAGGAGGATATCGAAAAAATGGAAATAGAAAAAAAGAAAAAGTACCCTTTACGTTACTTAATACTGTTCATAACAATGGTAATAGGTGGGTTTGTATTTGTAAAAAATAAATTTACTCCTTCGATTCCACAACCTTCTTTTTAACGACACGTTTAACAACTTTCTTCTTTGGTGTTTCTGGAGCTGGAGCTGGAGCTGGAGCTGGCGCTGGAGCTGGTGGCGCTGGAGCTGGAGCTGGTGGCGCTGGAGCTGGAGCTGGTGGCGCTGGAGCTGGTGGCGCTGGAGCTGGTGGCGCTGGAGCTGGAGCTGGTGGTTCGATTACATCGACAATTTGTTTAAGAATACCATAAATAGTTTCTTTATTGATTTTTGGTCTTTGAAGTGCATCTTCAATTTGTTTTCTGATAGAGTCCATCGCGTAATATATATAAAAGAAATATTATCTTTATACTAAATGTTATTCATTGGTCCAACTCTTTTAAGTGGAATAGGTCAACAGTGTAAAAAATATATGAGTCTTTTTCCTGGGAGCCAGTACATTGAACTTCAAAATGATATACCGGTATGTGAACGTGCATTTATTTATGCTTTACCTGTACCATACTGGTTAGATAAAATACCCGAAATAAAAAGAAAAATTAAACACGTGACGTGTATGACCATATGTGAAACAGAAACAGTACACGAAGATTACGGTAAACTGTTTAAATTATTTGATAGAATCGCTGTACCGAGTGAATTTTGTCGAAAAGTGTTTAAAAAACAGTTTCCAGACACGGACTTTTATATTGTACACGCACACGTGCCTGATCATAGACCGTACACATTTTATCACATCGGAAATGTAACGGATCCAAGGAAAAATTTTAATAAAATTATTGAAACATTCGTTCGTATGAATAAACCTGATACACGTCTTTTGATTAAGGCAACATGTAAACAGCCAATTCAAATAAAAATACCAAACGTTGAAGTTATAAACGGACTCGTATCAGATGAAGATATGGAAAAAATACATGGAATGGGAGACTGTTACGTAAGTTTTTCGAGTTCGGAGGGTATAGGTATGGGTGCAGTGGAAGCAGCCTTACGAAACAAACCCGTCATTATAACTGATTATGGTGGTGCACCCGAATACATAAAAACACCATACTTAA